TTACACCATCTCAATAACCCAATACCGGCAAGCTTGCGCGGGAATGTCGGTTTGTGGTGACGCTATAAACGGTGAAGAATGGCCTTTTGCCTGGCTGATTATTTCCCCCGAAACCACCATTAATTATGCGCAGAGTGGCTTAACTTATTGCCGCGACCCGCTGCGAACATGGGGAAATAAACAGCTTGAATGTCGGTTAACCGTATTAAATCCATCCCATACCATTCTTAAATTTGGCTACATCAGCTAGTTAATCACTCTCTATTCATCTTTAAGCGCCTTAACTGGCGAGGGTTTCTTATGCAAAAAATTGGCGATATCCCCAACACGCGCGCCGACAATAATGGCGAGTTTACTGACGGCAATGTTGCTGGTGGTGTTCCCCCAACGATATTACCGGCCGAGTGGTTTAATACAATTCAGCGTGAGTTAATTAGCATACTGACGGCGGCAGGCATCACCCCCGATAGCGAGAAATTCGATCAGATAGCGGTCGCTATATCGACGCTGGTATCGAAAGGTGAATTTTTAAAGATAAAAAATAATCTTAGTGAAATTAAAGCGGCTGGCCCCACAGCCGTTGCACAAGCTATCGCCAACCTCGGATTAACAGATACCGCCGCCACTGCTGCCGGTGCGCTACAGAAAACGCAAAATCTAAATGATGTTGCGAATAAAACAACAGCGTTAACAAATCTTGGGGCGTTACCGGAAAATGGCACCGCCGCTGCAGCTACAAAGCTTGCGACAGCGCGAACGATAGCTGGCAAGTCATTTGACGGCACCGCAAATATCTCAATAGCCGCAGCGGATGTTGGGGCCTTAGCATCAAACGGTACCGCTGCTTCTGCAACAAAGCTTGCCACTGCCCGCACTATTGCTGGTAAGTCATTTGACGGCACCGCAAATATCTCAATAGCCGCAGCGGATGTTGGGGCCTTAGCATCAAACGGTACCGCTGCTTCTGCAACAAAGCTTGCCACTGCCCGCACTATTGCTGGTAAGTCATTCGATGGAACCGCGAATATATCAATTGGCGCGGCGGATGTTGGGGCATTACCCCTAACAGGTGGCGCGTTATCCGGGGCGCTAACCGTAAACGGCACACATGATGAGCCATTGGGGGCCAACGGATTCAGAAGCTGCATTCTTACCCCGGCAAATGGTGGATTTACCAACCCGACAGGCGTCGGGATTGGGCTACATGCCAATGGTTCGATTTACTTGTGGAATGACACTTCGAGCGGTTACGCGATGTCAATAAGTTCCACTGCCATTGGAACATCCAGGCCATTAAGTGTGGGTGGAACAGTTACACCCACGGATTACGCAAACTTCGACGCCAGGTTTTCTAAATTTGGCGTCAGTCAGGCATGGACAGATGTCCTATCCGGGCGAGTATCCGGAACGTGGTATACGAACAATACCGGTAGGCCGATCATGATATCTGTCACAACAGACTATGGGCCAAATGCGGCGTTAAATTGTCAGACTGGCTCTGCTGGCACGATTGCTTACCCACGTGGGGGAGGCTCTGAATACATACAGCACAATGCAACATTTATCGTTGTGCCGGGCGATACATACCGTGTCACTGCTGCCGGAACCATTGGGATTTGGAAGGAGCTGAGATAATGAAATACTACAAAGATAAGAAAAATGAAGTGTATGCGTATGAAGATGATTGCGCAGATGAGTTTATCAAAAATGGGTTGTCATCAATCACAGAAGAGGAAGCCATGCTGATGACTAATCCCCCGCCGACTCCGGAAGAACTTATTTTATTGGCTCAACATAAAAAGGCAGAACTTATTGCACATGCATCAGAGGTGATTGATCCGATGCGTGACGCAAAAGACGGCGGTTATATTGATGATGAAGATATTCCGCGTCTGGCTGCATGGCAGAAATATCGTTATGAGTTAACTAAAGCTAATGTATCGAATGCGCCAGATATCGAGTGGCCAGTAGCGCCAGAGTAACAATCAAAGCCGGGCTTAATGGCCCGGTCTATTCCCATCGTTCTTGAGCTAAAATGTCGTCAACCGTGCTAAATTGGGTGAAATTTATGCGGAGGTGGCTATGAAAGGTGTTAGCGGTGAGGAGTTAAAAGTATTCGAGGGCGTTTGCATGGTGATTGGGCGCGCGGTAATTGGATTGGATGAGTCAGGTCGTCCAATATCAAAAGAGTTAATAGCTGAGGCGCTGGAGCAGATGAAGGATAAGGTGGCGAAAGAAGGCGGCTTTGGCCCAGTGTATCTGGAAGTGGCAATTAAGAAGATGAAAGGGTAGTTGTCAGATTACAGGCACAAAAAACCCGGCAGCGGGGCCGGGTTAGTGGGGTTAGGGCTTATATTTGAAGGTGGCTGGTGAGTTTGTTTTTGGTATTTTTAGCATCTTTTTGAAAAACATTAGTTCTTTGCCTTTTTTTACATCTTGAGCGCTGTAGTTTAGGTCATACTCTAGCGATACACATTTTTCGTACATCTTTTTTATTTGAGCAATATTGTCATATGAGACTATCCAAGGCGTCTCAATTGTTTGAGTTATTTTTTTTGCCAACTCTTCGTGATTATTATGATTATAATGGTTTTCATATAATCCCTGCCCCTTTTCATAGTATGGGGGGTCTATATAGGTGATGGATTTTTTTGGTAAATTGCTTACTACGTCATCAATGAAAATCATTGCATCTAAATTATAGATTGTTATCTTATTTTTTATATTAGAGATGAATTCTATTCTTTTTACTAGATTTTCCCTGTTAAATCGCTCACTTATCTTCCATCTTCCTTTTTGTTCTTTGCCACCAATCACACCGCCCAGTAAAATACCGGAACGATTTGTTCTATTTAGGAAAAAGGTTGAAAAACCCAAAGTTAACAAATCAAAATTATCTTGGTTGAGCATTATGTATCGTTGATTATTCCACTCATCCATAGTTATATCAGTGTGTTGTATCAGTTTGCAGAGGTGCTCTGTCTCATAAAGAACCGAATACCAAAATGCATATATTGCACGATTTATGTCATTTAAATATACATGAGAAACAAAGTTATCTCTCAAAAGGTTCATGGCTAAGCCAGCACCGCCAGCAAATGGTTCAGCATAATGGCAGCCATTAAAATTATTAGTGTCAATGATACCTTTGAAGTACTGGGTGAGCTTCCCCTTTCCCCCTGGGTATCTAAGTGGTGTATTAAAACGCATGACCTAAAGCTCCATTTTTAATTATAGTTTATCAGTAATAGCCATGCGTGGCCATGGAAATAATTTGTTATTTATCAATGAAGTATGAGTCCACTAAAGTGCTGCTAACATGATGCCCACTCAGTAGAGTAGATTTAAGTGATTTTATCATATCGTTTAAAAAAATACCCACTTCTTCAGGGTGTCTTTTCGCCCAAACTGCATATGGATTAAATTTTATAGCACCTGATATTAGTTTCTCTATTTTTTCATTGGTGTTCAAGTCTTTAAATAAGTCTCGTAAAGCGTTGACTTCTTCATTATTTCTTATTTTATTTTTTATAAATGTCATTAATGATATATTTTCACCTTCGATATTTAATCTATTTATTATTTTTGTTGAAATATCTATAAATACAGGCTTAGTAAATCGATATGGGTTGTTACGCCAAAAATCATCATCAGGAGGTAGATTGTAAAGAAATTCAAATAATAATTGGTCTGGAGCTAAATCAGTGGGAAGGAGAACTAAGTTTTTATTTTTTAATACATTTTTAACTTTAGCATTATTTAATGAAGAAACGTCCCCATCGAACACTATAATGCTCTTTTCAGCAAATTCTGGGATCTTGCAATGAATTAAGTCAATATATTTATTGCAACTTAGTGAGATATCTCTAAGAGGTCTGGTTATTTTATTTATATTTCTACTTCTCACCATTGCTGAATAAAATTGATAAGCTTGTTTATCCTCAAAGTAAACATTAACTCTAGGTAGTGACATCTCATTGCTTATATCAATAGTATCAACATGAAGATCTGAGTTTATATCAAGCCAAGAATAATCCTCCTTGACCTCTAGTGAGCCGTAAGTATCTGTTAAATATATTACTTTGTAGTTTTCTTCTTTGTCGGATATGGCTAGGGTATGTAATGTTTCAATTAATGTAGGAGAGTGCGTAGTAAATACAACTTGTAAATTGTATTTTTTACATTCCTTTTCTAATACTTCAATAAGTTTTCTTTGTGCTGCGGGGAATAATCCAGCATCAGCCTCATCAATAAGAAGCATACCACCGTGATAGGAATCATAATTTTCTTTAAGATTTCTAAATGAAAATAAAGCCTGCACTATTTGACCTATATTATCCTCACCAACTGACACTGAATCATGGTCGTATGAGTCCGAGTGCATAACCATGGAATTTATCGTGCCAGTAGTTCCTGTAATGTTATTGGAATCATTTTTAGATATTAAATATTTATATATTTCTTTTATTTCTTTTTTGTTTTCTTCAAAGAAAACTATATCACTAATATCATAATTTTCTCTGTGTGATATTGGTATTAGCCTTTTCAAACTTAGGAATATAACAGGGTGTGTTATATTCCTACTCTGGTTAATGCCATCAACAGTAGTGTTATTTCTGACAACTGGCCTTGATTTTTCTCTATCTGTATAGTTATATATTTTTAGTTCTAAATTCGGGGGTGTTATGCCTGTATATGCATCATACACAGAAATTTTTACTTGCATATCTCCACTTTTATCAAATTTTTTTGAAAATCTAAAATGTTCTGAAAAGACAGATTCGAAATTTTTATCCGTCAAAGTTTTATAACTTCTAAGATCAATGTTTGGCATGACGGAAACATCTTTTTTAAAGCTAAACATCTGAGCCAATATACCAAGTATTGTTGATTTTGACGTGCCATTTTTGCCGCAAATAGCTGTTATTCTTTTTCCGAATTTTATTTTTACATTTTTTAACCCTCTAAATTTAATAACTTCAATAGTTTTTAATTGCGTTGGCATATTATTGTTTTTTCTCATCAAGCTATCACCAGATATATGTTTCACTATATTATTAGACTGTATATCGTCAAGATAATCCCAATTTTACCAATCCCCACCCCTCTATGGGCTAGCAGTGGGTTAGCCATGGATCTTGTACGCGCGAGACTGGCTAATCAGAACCTTGGAAACGATATTGAGATTTGCCTCGGTGTGCTGATCGATATACCAGGTCTCATATTTTTTGTTATCCGAAATCACAGCCAGCCTTTTGTGCTGCAATTGCAATCTTTTCACGTACAAATCGTTATCTAAAACAAAGATGTAAATCCCATCCCCGTCAAAATAGTTAATACTTACATCAACGAAAATCTGATCTCTTGGCTCAAAGGTACCGGACATGCTGTCACCGTTCACAGCAATTAACTTTATGTGTTCTTGTGGCCGGTTTCCAAAAAGCAGGCGAGCTTCACTTGATGAATACTCAATTGATTTTATCGTCTCTATAAACTCATCTTTCAGGGCAACCCCTTTACCTGCGCTTGCAGAAATATTAAGAACATCAACGCGGTAAGAGTCAGATTTATTGGTATGTTGTTTAGTGGGAGGCTCCACTACTTCTTCACTAAATAGATCAACCACTTTAACCCCCAGAGCATCAGCAATTTTTGTAAGCGTTGCCTCCGTGTAGCCCTGCTTGTCCCTTTCCAGTCGTGACACATTCCCCACATCGCTACCGATAGCAGTGGCTAGTTCGAGAATTGTCATCTTCTTCGCTTTGCGAAGAGTTCGAATGCGATTACCTATTTTCATAACTCTATTGAACCCATTTTTTGCGTTTACCGCAAAGCGCCTTGCGCAAACTTTACTTATCGCATAATATGCGTATAGCGCATTTAAAGGAGTGAAATATGCAAACACCACTAAGAAAAATGCGTGTAGAGAAAAAACTGACAATCTCAGAGGTGGCACTTGCTGTTCAGTGCGATGTCGGGAACCTAAGCCGAATCGAAAGGGGTACTCAAATTACCTCCCTTGAAATGGCCGAAAAGCTTTCTCGGTTCTACGACGGAATGATTACCGAAATGCAAATTCTCTACCCGCAGCGATACATGAAATCCGTAAGCGACGCAGCTTAAGCACTACCGCTCTTTAACACTACTGACCTCACCCCGGAAAGTCTGGGGCAACAAAAGTGACAAGCTCACAGCTTTGTCACGTAACAACATATAACAAGGGAAGAGTACGCAATGGAACGTGCACAGAAACGCACTAACGCAATTGAATTGGAAGTACAGGTTATGAATGGCATCAGCAGCAAGGGCCAACTGGAAGCCGCCAAGCACGTAGGTGTTGACCGGTGCCAGATAAGCCGCTGGATATCAGGCAAGGACAGCATGTTGAGCAAGTTCTGCCGGTTGCTGGAGTTTGCCGAGATTGAGAAGCCTGAAAACATTCTTGCAATAGCAGGGAATGAAGCAAGGGAGATAGCAACGACACTTCGAATGATGCGGTTGTTGATTAACCCGCAAAAGCAAAAAGCCCCTGCGCGAACAGAGGCTTCAGAACAGCAAATAACTATGTCGTTTTAACTGGACAAAACAACAGGAGTAATTATGAACGAGAAGCCAATTTTATTCAACTCGGAGATGGTCAACGCCATTCTCAGTGGTCGCAAGACTCAGACGCGCCGGATTATCAGTGAAAAGACTCTTCACCTGTTCGGCGTAGCTGCCAGCGCTGGCGAGTGTCATCCGCTAGAACTGTGTGACGAACGCAGCCAATCCTACTACTTAGAGTTTTGCCCACTCGGTAAGCCCGGCGATCAGCTTTGGGTTCGCGAGTGTTTTTCTGACCTAGAAGACTTCGATTTTTTCAATCCTTCCGTGCCCGATGTCATATCTGGTTATTGGTATTGGGCAGACGGCAACCCTGAGTGGGGCAACTGGACTAAGCCTAAACCGTCGATTCATATGCCGCGCAGAGCTTCCCGTATCAACCTGCTAATCACCGGCGTTCGTGTTGAGCGGTTGAATGATATCAGTGAGCAGGATGCGATCAGTGAGGGGTTGGAATGTTACGTCGATGATGGCGTTCCATACTACGGGCCATTTAATAATGGCGACTGCCGCCCTGATGTCGTTTTTCGCGGATTATGGGACTCAATCTACGGACATAAAGAGGATGAGAACTGGCAGGCTAACCCATGGGTATGGGTAATTGAGTTTGAGCGCATGGAGGCCAAATGAGTAATGTCGTTAGGCGCGTTGATTTCCAACGCAAGCAAATCCAAACAGATCAATCGGGAGGTCATGTGGCAGACCTCGAAAATGGTTATCTGCGCTTGGCTAATCAGATACAGGATGCAGTCTGTCAGGTGGAGTTATCCGGTCGTGAGTTCCGCGTTCTCAATGCAATCATCCGGCTTACATACGGATGGTCGAAAAAAGAGGACCGGATAACTAACAGCTTGATAGCCGACAAAACCAACCTGACAGTAAAGCATGTATCCGAGGCGGTCTTATCCATCGCTAACCGACGCATCATAAGCCTTAGGCGTATAGGTCAGACCCGTTACATGGGTATTAACACCAATCTTAACCAGTGGGCTTACACGAAGCCAAATTGTCCTAAATGCATTTTGGCATTCGAACCGATTGAAGAGATTGAGGTAGTAATAATCACGGTAACCATCCCTGAAAACGGGGATAGCAAAAAGACCATTCAAACCATCCCTGAAAACAGGGATAACCATCCCCGAATTCAGGGAGAGGTATCCCCGAAAACAGGGAACACCAAAGACATTCTTCCAAAGACAAATAAACATAAAGATCTTAAACCCCCTAAATCCCCCAAGGGGGACGATAGTGTTAAAGCCGTTTTTGAGTTCTGGAAAGAAACCCACAACCACCCAACCTCCAAGCTGGATGACAAACGCAGAAAGCGGATTAACGCTCGACTGGCAGAAGGCTACCCAGTTGATGATTTGCTTGCTGCCATATCTGGCGCTCTGAATGACCCTTGGCTAATGGGCAAGAATCCCGGCAACAAACGATATGACGGAATCGAAACTATCCTGCGTGACGCTGCTCAGGTGGAGAGACTTCGTGACTTGTCAGGCAATGAACACGCCAAGGCTATCGCCGATGGCAAATACTCAGCAGTCACTGCCAGAAACATCCAGAACCTACAGAACTGGGTGGGAAGCAGCGAGGGCGCAGGAGCACCATTCTGATGAACGATACAGAAAAGCCTAAGTTTGCGCAGTCTATGGCGGCGATTGGCGAGATTTACGGGCGTGAGATTTCCGAAGTGATGGTCGGTATTTACTGGAACGCGCTGAAGATTTATGAAAACGCCGAGGTCCAAAAGGCATTTCAGGGGCATACGCGGGACACTGACAACGGGCAATTTTTCCCGAAGCCAGCGGACCTGATCCGGCATATCGAGGGCAGCAAAGACGGCAGGGCGTTACTGGCGTGGTCGAAAGCCTACAAAGCCGTTTGCAGTTATGGGCGACGAGACAGCGTTGTGTTCGATGATCCGCTTATTCACTCAGTGATTACCGAAATGGGCGGCTGGATATACTTTGCTGGGATGCTTGAAGACGAAGCGCCGTTCCGCGCCAAAGAGTTCGAAAAGCGGTACCGGTCAGCATTGCTTATTGGCCCCAGCGAATATCTGCCGGTGCTTATCGGGATGGATGACGCTCAGAACATGGTGGCAGGATTCCAGAGCAAGCCAAAGCCGTTTCTGATTGGCAACATTGAGCAATGCAAGCTGATACGCCGTGGAGTTCCGCTGCTTGAACTGAAAGGGGCTGCATGATGGATTACAAAAAACTCAGCGACATGGAATTAAATCTTTTGGTGACAGCTTACGCTCTCCCGAAAGAGACAGTTATTCCTCACCCTAGAAACGAAACGGCGGCAGCCATTGAATTCAAAAATATGCCTTATAAATATTCATGTCACATGCCAGTTCAGCGCCCAGAAGAATCTTTCCACTTAATTAACAGATACCGAATCGCAATCATCCCCCACGGGAAAACTCAATGGATGGCGTACCACGAAAATGGCATGAGCATCACTGATAGAAAACCTCTTCGTGCTGCGATGATTATTTATCTGATGCTGATGGAGGGAAATCATGATGGACATAACTAAATCGCAGTCTGACTTTGAAGCTTGGTGGAACGCTACAGAACAAGCTGAATTGAGAAACATGTTAGCAATGGGGTGGGGCTTTAGGATCTGGAAAGCTGCGCGCGAAAGCATCGAGGTGGAGCGCATATCGCCGACAGATGTTCCGCCAGACGTTGTTTATCAACTAGGTGGCGCTGGGCTTAGTCACTCCATGGCGATATGTGAAGCTTATTCGACTGGCTTCAATGTAGCCCTCCGCACTGCAGGTATTCGAATCAAGGGAGAGAGTGAATGACCAAATCAATCGAATCACTAATCACTGACCTTAAAGCCGCAGCACACGAAGAAATCATGCTCCGTGAATCCGGCGACACATCAGACAAATGGCAAGACGAGGCATCGCCGGAGAATGTGCTGTTGCTGATAGCAACGTTGGAGATGTACGGAGTCCTGATTGAGCAATATGACGCTGAAGTAGTAAGGATTAGCAACGACAATATGCGGAAGATTGTAGAGCAAACCGGAATGCGTCAGTACATCAGACGACTTGATCACAAGATAAGCGATATCGAGGTAAAGCCATGAAAGAACTAGATAGTTTCACTGTAGAGCAGCTAAAAGATTTCATTGAATCAGACCACGCTCAGTGTGGCGATATAGCAGCGCTAGCCCGAATCGCGTTAGCTGCAAAGAGGGCTGAGCCTGATTACTACATTGTGAGATTGGAGCATAGTGATGCGTGGGGTAAAGAGGTGGTTCTCAATACATACGAAATCAATCTTGATGCCATCAAGTCAAAGGCCGACCACGGCGGCGAGATTATCCCTGCCTACCCCACACCACAGTTGAACTCTCCGGAGATACGCAAACTTATTTTAAGCGAAGTCAGTGATTTTTGTGCCGGTCTTGGTCAACCGGGTGAGCCTGAGTTACCGGAAGATATTCAGCAAGCGCTGATGAATCGGATTGAATTAGTTTTCAATAATTGCGGATGAAACCATGCAAATCGAAATGGTCAAGAATGCCGGTGGCGTTTTTGTTCCAGCGTTCGATCATGACTTACCCAGGTTAACCAAGTTCAAAAATGGCGAGATTTACACTGCCGACATTAAGCTAACTCGAAACCCCGCTTTTCATCGAAAGATGTTTGCCTTCTTCAACTTCTGCTTTGCTCACTGGTCTGCTGATAAAACGGCTCTGGCCAACGCAGATGAATCAACTCAATTTGACCGATTCAGAAAGGACTTAACCATTCTGGCGGGATTCTATGAGCAAACGGTAAGGCTAAACGGTGATATCCGGACTGAGGCAAAGAGCTTGGCTTACGCGAACATGGAGCCTGACGAGTTCGAACTCTGCTACAACGCAATGATTAACGCCGCAATAAAACACCTGTTCGGGCGCACGACTGACCAGAACATTATCAACCAACTTTATAGCTACTTCTGAGGTGGCATATGAAAATTACGGACCAAGAAATTCTAACAAGCATATTCCATGAGACAGCAAAGAAACTTCCATACTTCGCGACGAATAACTATTTCGGTAATCGGCGTGGGCTAGGTAACACTGATGCATGGTCGCAGCGTTACGCCACACAAATATGCACCGCTTATCGTGAAAACGTTCTTAAATTGGGGTTGAGTAGTACCCAGTCAATGCTTCGCATCAGGAAGTTAGCTTCTGAAGGTCACTTAGTTGCAGAGAAAGTACGGCCCGGACAGTCGTTTTACTTCTCTTTGCCGGAAAGTGAAACAAAGCCAATGTTTGAGAGAACGATAGAACTACTGGCTAACGGTGGAATAACAAAAGAACCGGTCAGCGGAGTAGGTTTTGATGAGTTAGCGGCGAATCTCACTGAGATGCTGGTCATTGAGTTCGGTGACAAGGGGAAGGTGGCAGCATGATTAACGGAATTATTTTCGGCGTTGCGGTATGCGCATTAATCTGGGCCTCTTATCGCCTTGGCTGGGAGTCAGCGCATCAGACTGTAGCAACAGAGTGTCAACGGCTGGGCAAGTTCTACGTTGGTAAGAAAACCTATCACTGCATAGTGATTGAGGATAAAGCTTATGAGGCAGATAAGCCCGACCCAAATCGCACTAGATAACCTGATATTCCGCAAGACCTCTCGAACCAAACCTAAACCCCCAATCCCCGCCAGCGAAATACCCACATATGACGCTATCTATCCGTTATTAGCTAAACGCTGGCTAAGACTCAGGAGTAGAAAGAATGCTTGAACTACAGCGCTCCGTCTGCGCGTTCTGCCTTGGCTTGCTAAAGCCTGATGAAACTTACAGTTGCGACCAATGCGAACGTGAAAACGCGAGCATAGAAATGCTGGAGGAAGATGATGGGGAAATTAATCGGCCATCCAGGTGAGCGCCTAAAGACTCTGACAGAGGAAAACTATCAGCTAAGGCGAGAGCGAATGCTGATGAGGCAACGGCTAATAACTCTAGGCCACCGGCTTGATATGGCGCAAAAGGAACTATCCCTACACCATTTCGATATAACTGCAATTCCCCCGATCCCCATGACCAAAAAAGTATCTGCATGGATAAGCGAGCATGGCGTTCCATGGGAGGCTCTTTACTGTCCTGAGTGCCGGAGTTGGTTTATCGAGCTGGATAATTCATTCCCATACCACCTCGAATGTTGCGTGTGCCGATGCGATATAAAAAAGGAGGAAGCCGATGATAACCGGCAAGCCAAAGAATAAACCACCAAAGCAAAAGAAGTGCAAAGTCTGCCCCACCAAGTTCACCCCTCGAAACTCCCTCCAATTAGTCTGCTGCGGTCACTGTGCCTACCTCTACCAAAAGCAGCAATCTGAAAAGAAAGCGGCTGATAAGGCACTGGAGGACAGGAAGGCATGGCGAGAGCGCAAGGCTAAGTTGAAGCCGCTCAAGCACTGGGAGGACATGACGCAGCGAGCGATTAATGACTACATCACCAAAGGCCGTGACGTTGACGAACCGTGTATTAGCTGCGGCACATATCAAGCATATGAATGGCATGCAGGGCACTTCAGAACGATAGCCAAGGCATCACAGATTCGTTACAACGAGGACAACATAAATAAACAATGTAGTGCATGTAATACCCATCAATCAGGAAATATCACGCCGTACCGCATCAATCTTGTAAAGAAAATCGGCACTCAGCGCGTTGAGGCGCTCGAAAACAACAACACCCCACACCGATACACCCGCGAAGAACTCGACAGCATCAGAGCGCTGTACAGAGCGAAATTACGTGAGCTTAAAAAACTTCAGGAGGCAGCTTAATGTTTACTGATATCAACTCAGCAATCGATGAAGCCAGATTTATGAAAGCGACTACTGGCCATTGTCATGCAGTCATTCAGCGGCCCGGAGGAATAATGCATGTTAGAAAAGGGTGGGGAAAAGGAATGCAGGCGCTCTACACGACTAAGCAAGACAGGTTTGGCACGGTTAACACTGACGAGCAGAGGGCAGCATGAAAACCACACCCTGGCAGGAACTGGCAAAGGCACCAAGAAAGAGTTATCTGGACAAGGTTCAACGAATCACGCCAGTGCAGGATCGCTGGGTTGGTTCGTTGCTTAATATGTGGGGTGAGGCAGTCGGAGGTAATACCGCACCGACCGGTAAATGCGGCGTGATAGGCCGATTAATGATTTCAACAGATTGGGATGAAAACAAGGGAGCCTCAATTGTGAAGACTGTAGAAGACCTCCACAAATTGGGCTACCGAGGCACTGAGTTATTCCAGAAGGCAAAAGAGATAATCAATCCAAGAAACTCATTCAGCATTCTTTTCACGCGCGCCAACGAGGGAGAAGAAGCTGCATTTGTGGATCGGGTGGTGCTCAAGGAATTTACTCAAGGGAATCCCGTTCGTGCAGTTGCTATTCAATACTATTGTGAGCGCAAAGACATGCAAGAAATTGCCTGTTACCTAAATCGGGTGCATGCGCCACACCTAACACTAAAGCAATGCATTGACCGGATCAGATGGTGCCGTGAAATATTCAAAGCAAGAATGTTTTACTCTTTAGTGAGAGAAATGGAGGGTGAAAATCTACAAAATGCCGCTTAATGGAAATATATTTTCATAAATGCTTGATTTTAAGTTTTGAAAGTGTATATTTCAGTTAAGCTCGGACGTCAAAGGCGAAGAGCGGTGCAATTAAAGAGAAAGCCCTGATCATAACTGGTCGGGGCTTTTTCGTTTTCTTAATTAATGTCTTTTATTTTGTGATAGATGGTAACCGCTTCGTGGTAAAGCGTTCTTAGCTCAGAGAATTTAGACCTGACTTGTGGGTATTCGCTTTTTCCTGCTGCGCATAGAGAATCAATGGAAGAGGTTACTGAATTCATGTACGCCGTAGGATTCTCAGATTGCTTTATCAGTAAAGCAAGGATGAATGCGGATTTTTCAGCATTGCTTTCCACAGAACTTATGGCTGAATCAATCTGCTTTTCACGCTGTTCTTTGTTGTAATTCTCTGGTTCTAACATGCTAGCCATGTGTTCTCCTTTGGCACTAATAATATAAAAATCGAGTGATAACTTTAACACTCTTTGTATATATCTCAAGCAAGTGCAAGTTTTAACTTAGGCCTAGAATCGGGCCTTTTTTATTGCAAAATTTGGCTTCCGTCAAAACAGTCAACCACTGAAAACACCCTCACACTTTCGAATGACTACGACGGGAGCTATTCCCTACACAACAGCATATACACGCCCAGGCCAACTGGCAGGGGGAGACTATGAGAATGGATAAATATTCAAGCGGCTCATCCTACTGGTTCGGCGGTATAACCACGATGCTCGGTGCGCTGTCATTAAACGAATGGGCGCTTGTCATTGGTATCGCCTGTACAGTCGGAACGTTCGGTGTGAACTGGTACTACAAGCGCAAAGAATACCAACTACGGGAGCGGTCAAATGTCCCCAGCTCTCCGCAATAAGATAATTGGCGTATCGACTGCCGGGGCATTGGCCATTGCCGGAGCATTGCTTGGTGGTGACGATGGGTTAGAGGGCCGCAAGTATGTGGCTTACTACGATGTCGTGAATGTTCTGACTGTCTGCGATGGGCATACGGGTAAAGACATTATCCCCGGCAAGAAATATTCAGATGCTGAGTGCGATTCTTTATTGCAGAAAGATTTGGCCCCGGTACAGCGAACCGTTGACGCCGCGGTAAAAGTCCCGCTGAGTAAATACCAGAAAGCTGCCTTATATTCATTTACCTATAACGTTGGCCAGAGCGCATTCACTAAATCCACTTTGCTTAAAAAACTCAACACAGGCGACATCAAAGGCGCTTGCGATGAATTGCGCCGCTGGACATATGCCGGTGGCAAGCCGTGGAAGGGATTACAGAACCGTCGCGAGATAGAGAGGGAATTATGTTTAGCGGGATAAAGAACATATTCACCTACCTGCCTGCGCTACTGCTTATCATTCTGGCCGGTTTGTCGCTTCACTATTACAACCAAGCTGACGAATGGCACGACAAGGCAGATGCGGCCGCCAAAGAGCGTGACGAAGCCCGGTTCATTCTCAGTAACCAAGTACGTATGGTTAACATCATTAACGATATCGCCAAGGCCAACGAGCATGAAAAAAACCGCATTAGCAATAATGGTGAGCTGCGAGCTGCTGCGATTAAAAAAGACATTGCGGGGGATGAGTGTGCTGTTCGGCTTGTTCCTGCTGCCGCTGCTGACCTCCTGCGGAAACACGCAAATCAAATACGTTCAGGTGTCACAGGTACCGATACCAGCAAGCTTACTTTCTGACTGTATGCCGCCTGAGATGCCCGAGATATTAACTTGGGGTAACAGCCTGCTGCTGAATGACACGCTATTAACGGTGATAGAGCAGTGCAACGCAGACAAGGCGAGCATTCGGCAAATCGAACAATCACGCACACAGGATAAATCATGAGTGAAGCGAAACCACAAGACGGCAGCACAGTAAAAGGCTATCGAACGCTAACTGAAAAAGACATAGCCAACATGAACCGGCTGAAAGAGATTAGCCGCCAGTTCATCGCGCAACTGGAGTTTTTGAAAGGCGGTGATACTGATCCGCGTTGGTTAGCGATTGCAAAAACGGACATGCAAACAGCTTGTATGGCTGCCTATCGCGCAGTAGCTCGTCCGGATGCTGATTGTTAACAAATTCCCCCGACAAGGAAAAGATTGTGTAACCCCGTAAGGAGTGTGATCACATCTTGCTGACGGGTAAGCCGTAAGTGGCGTAGCAACTCTGTGAAGACGTGGCAAAGCTGCGAACAAAGAACATGAAGGCTCAGTTTAACGACTGGGCCTTTTTTATTGGCAGTAAATCACCGCGCATTCTCCGCGCAATGAAAACCAAGAGTCTTTTTCGGGATATGAGGCAGAGATAGGACGGTGGCTTTCATCGTGCCGCTCTTGGGCTGTCCATATCTGGAGAACTGACTCATATCCCCAAAAGGAAATACGATGAAGCACCTAATTAAAATCGCAAATGGTCAGCCTGTTGTAAGCAGCAAAGTTGTCGCTGATGAATTTGGTCGTGAGCATAAAAACCTCATGCAAAATCTGCGTTCACTTATTGATAGCGGTCATTTAGGTGAGCTTGATTTCAAGCCCTCCTCTTATACCGACAGACAGAACAAAAACCAACCATGTTATGAGTTGACAGAGCGCGGGTTTCTGATCGCCATGCCATTCATTGGTGGTGATAAAGCAAGAGATGGGCAGGTTCGTCTGGTTGATAGTTTTATTGCTTACCGGGAAAAAGCTAAACGTGAAGCAGCTATTCAGGCCGAGCGTGATTTAGCTAGGGTTGAATACCGGCCAATGACCAATGCGATCAAGATCAGCAAAGAAGCGGAAGGGAAAGAGGCCGAACATTATCACTTCAGTAATGAAGCTAACCTGATAAACCGTATTGTGCTTGGCGCAACTTCTGCGAAGTTCAGGAAAGAGAATGAAATCGGAAAGGCCGAGGCGATTCGGGACTATCTGACCGCTGAGCAAATCCGGGCCATTACTGAGCTTCAGCGTGCAGACACGGTATTCATTAACATGGGCTGGGACTTTGAAAAGCGTAAGTCTGAGCTGACCAGGATGTTTGAGCGAAACCACAAGACGCCACTAATCGAAGAGCAGCACCGGTTGGCCGCCTGATCATGTGGATAAATAAATCTTACAAGGATCGCTTCTCGGAAATGTCGGCAATGCTTGATATCGCCTGCCAGAACTTAGCCGTTGGCAGGATAGATGAAGGCAGAAAAATGACTGAACTCGCCAAGCGTAAACTGGACGAGTTTAGAGATGAAACATTCTCGATTAAGCCGGAATAACAGGATTGAGAGCCACTTTCACAACGGCTCTCAATCATTACAGACATAAACCAGAAGAAGGAACAGAAGAATGATGACGATTAAGTTTGTATACAAAGAGGCAGAAGAGCGAATTCACGAAGCAACAGAGGTCCGGCTGTCGAAGAGCGGCGACCTGCACGTCACGCGCCCAGATAAGACAACCGACGTAGTTGAGTTGAGCCCTGGCACCACTGTTTATGTGGCTAACGATGCAGGGAAGACGGTATCTCGATACTTTGGGCTAAAGAAGGTTGAGCCGGAAACCGGCATTCAATTGCAATGCGCATAACTTATAAAGCTCTGCCAAGCGTCACAATAATGGCGCTTCACAAAGATTTATAGCGATAAAAGGAATAGCAAATGGCCCAACCAGCAGATTGGGAGGCCATCGAATCGGCGTACCGAGCTGGCTTGATGTCACTGCGTGAAATAGCCTCACAACACAACATCAGTGAAGGCGCTATACGCAAGCGTGCAAGGCGTGATGATTGGTCGCGTGACCTATCTGCAAAGATAAAAGAACGCGCTGAGGATTTGGTACGCAAAGAAGAGGTACGCAAGCAGGTACGCACTGAAACGACACTGACCGAACGCGTACTCATTGAAGCTAGCGCCGAGGTTATTGCCAATGTCCGCATGGAGCATCGTGGTGACATTCGTCGGGCCAGAGAGATAACCAATGCTCTGTTTGATGAGTTAGGTGCTGAGTGCGCTGATATCGAATCGCTTCGCAAATTAGGCGAACTGATGCTCCAACCGGATGAGAATGGGCGCGATCGGCTGAATGAAGTGTATCAGTCGATAATCGCACTACCTGAGCGAGTCAAAGCAGTTAAGGCACTCAGCGACGCTATGAAGAACTTAATTAGTCTTGAGCGTCAGGCCTACAATCTTGACGAAGCAGCGAAAGACCCGGATGACCCACTCAAGAAAGACCTCAACACGACGGACATTGCGCGCCGTCTTGCATTTATCTTAACGCAATCAACGCGGGAGCAACAAAATGCCTGATATTTTAGTTTCATTGCACGGCAAACGATTGGGCATTACAGCGCCTGATTCGAACGGTAAGTGCTCGCTTGTTCTTGACGGCGAGGTAATTGCCGGGGTTGGTGTCACGCTAACCATTCCCGCACCTACTGCCTCAGTTCGCGGTGGCGTATTGCAACAATCAGCAATTGTCCCGTTGACTGACTCATCTGGCGGTACGTCTAGCGGCAACACTGTGGCGGCAGTTCCAGCAGCAACAGCAGCTACTACAGACACTTCAGCCGCTTCATTGACATCAGTTAACTCCGCGCTCACTGCAATTAAAAATGATATCGCTACATTAGCAGCTAAGCAGAACGCGACTATCGCATCAGATAAAAGCGCTGGCGTTACTGCATAGTTTTATCCCTCCGAGGTACCTATGTCTGCAATCTCATTCGACGATGTACTCAATCGTCTTACCGGGCTATCGCCTGAATCTTTAGAGCAGGTAGCTAAAGAGGTGATGACCGCGACGGGTGACCAGATATGGATACCCAATCCTGGCCCCCAGACTGACGCTTATTACTGTGAAGCTGATGAGCTTTTCTATGGCGGACAGGCTGGCGGTGGTAAGTCAGCTCTGGTTAATGGGCTGGCCGTTACTCAGCACGAGAGAACGTTAATACTACGGCGCATTCGTGAGGATGCAAAGAAGTTGGCTGAAGCTGAGTTAATCGGCAAGCTATTCGATGGTAGTCGTGATGGTTGGAATGGCTCAGACCTAATTTGGCGCAAGGATAAGCAGCTAGTTCAGTTCGGTGGCTGCGAACTTGAAACGGACAAGCAGCGATACAAAGGTGATCCGCACGACCTGATTTGCTTTGATGAAATTACTGACTTCCTTGAGTCTCAATACGAATTCATCACTATTTGGAACCGGTCAACGACAAAGGGCCAGCGGTGTCGAGTTGTTTGCACTGGCAACCCTCCAACCTCTGCATCTGGATTGTGGGTAATTAAGCGCTGGGGTGCATGGCTTGACCCATCTCACCCGAATCCAGCTAAGCCGGGAGAGTTGCGCTGGTATATCCGCAATGAAGTTGATGAAGAAGTGGAAGTTGATGGGCGAGGCCCGCATGGTAACGCGCCAGATGGCTCCCCGGTATTTGCAAAGTCACGAACATTCATCCCCGCGAAACTCAGTGATAACCCTGATTTAGCGGCAGACGGTGAGTATTCGCGAATCTTGAACTCGCTTCCTAAAGAATTACGGGATGCTTATCGCGATGGTCACTTTGCCGCATCGCTGCAAGATGAGGCATTCCAATGCATCCCTACAGCATGGGTTAAAGCTGCAATGGCTCGATGGAAACCTCAGCCACCAGTAGGTGTAAACATGAGTGCCATCGGCGTTGACGTTGCTCAGGGCGGCAAAGATAACACGGTGTTGGCAGCTCGTTATGGTTCATGGTTCGACAAGACTCAATCAGTACCAGGTAAGGAAACACCAGGCGGTTCTGATGTGGCGGGGCTGGTAATTTCAAAGCGCCGCAACAACGCAAAAGTCATCATTGATATTGGTGGCGGCTGGGGTGGAGATGCTTACGGACATCTTCGAGAGAATGGGGTTGATGCGGCCTCTTATATGGGTATCAAAGCATCACACAAGCGAACATCTGACAAGCTTCTATCATTCTCTAATATTCGTACGCAGGCATACTGGCAATTCAGGGAGGCATTAAACCCTGACCAGCCGGGCGGTTCTGACATTGCTCTCCCTGACGACCCAAGGCTGCTTTCTGACCTAACCGCACCCACTTATGAAGTTAAACGTGGCGCTGGCGGCGGCGTCATTCATCTCGAGGCAAAGGATAAGCTATGCAATAGGCTTGGACGCTCACCCGATGACGGTGACGCTGTTGTGATGGCTTGGTCTGACGGAGAGAAGCAAGAAAACGTCAGAGGTGGCTATAAAGTCAGGATTAGCGCAACACCAAAGGTAAATTTAGGGCACTCATCTACGAAGAGGAAACGGTAATGGGCGGAATTGGGAAGTTTTTCTCCAGCGCACTTAGTTCAATTTTAAAGCCAGTTGGCGACATCCTTGGCGGTGGATCAGCAGATACAACAATCATTCAGCCAGCGGCAGATGAAACAATGCCAACGGAAGATACTGATGCGGTCACCCGCGCACGGCGACGCAAAACAGCGGAGCAGCAACAGAGAAGCGGGCGAACCAGCACAATTTTAAGCGGCGGCAGTGACAAGTTAGGTGGATAAATGGAAGCACGCGCTCAGCAATTAATTAAACAGGGTGATCACCTGTTCGGCAAAAAGTCACCGATTCTCAATTTGTGGCAGGAAATAGCAGAACAGTTCTACCCGGAGCGCGCCGACTTCACTGTTTGCCGTTCGCTTGGTACTGAATTTGCAGATCACCTCATGACATCTTACCCGGTTATGGCACGCCGGGATTTGGGTAACTCATTTGCATCAATGCTTCGTCGTGATAAGTGGTTCAATTTGAACACTGGCGATGATGACTCAAACGATCACTCGGCTAAAGTGTGGCTTGAATGGGCCAGAGATGTACAGTTCAAGGCGATGTATGACCGCCGCACTCAGTTTGTGCGAGCGACTAAGGAAGCCGATCATGACTATGCAGCATTTGGCCAGTGCGCTATCAGTGTTGAGCTAAACAAGAATGCAGACGGATTGCTTTACCGCTGTTGGCACCTGCGTGATTTGGCTTGGGCTGAAAACTCAGAAGGCATTATCGATACAGTACATCGCAAGTGGAAGCCAACAGCCAGAGACCTCAAAGCCACATTTGGGGATAAGGTTCACGCGAAAGTAAATGCCTCATTTGATAAAGAGCCTTACCGGGAATTCGAATGCCGTCACATTGTCGTGCCATCTGAAGAGTACGGCGACAAAAACGCAGATCCCTATATCTCAGTTTACATTGACGTAGAGAATCAGCATGTCATGGAAGAGGTGCCAATATTTCACCGGATGTATGTTATACCGCGATGGCAGACTGTTGCTGGCTCTCAATATGCCTACTCCCCTGCGACCATAGTTGCATTGCCTGATGCACGGCTAATTCAGTCAATCAGCCGTGTTTTGCTTGAGGCCGGAGAGAAAGCAGTTGATCCACCGATGGTGGCCAACCGCGAAGTATTCCGCGATGACTTTAACTTGATGGCTGGAGGGATCACCTGGGCAGATATTGAGATGGATACTGATATTCGCAACGTGATTGCGGAGTTTGGCAAGAACACATCACTGCCAGCAGGCATAAACATACGCGATGATGTGCGCGAGATGATTTCTCAAGCGTTCTATCTTGATAAGCTAACGTTGCCATCAGTTCGCGAGATGACAGCATATGAAGTCAGTCAGCGCGTTCAAGAGTATATCCGTCAAGCCCTGCCAATCTTTGCGCCAATCGAATATGAATACAGTGGCGACCTGTGCGAAATGTCATTCGATATTCTCATGCGCGGCGGTGCGTTCGGCTCTCCGATGGATATACCGGAATCACTTCGCGGGCAAGAGGTTAAGTTCACTTTCCAGAGTCCATTACAAGACGCTATCGGCAAAGAGAAGCAAGGGTTACTCCAGAACGCAGCCCAGATGCTTGGGATTGCTGCACAAATCGACCCAAGCGTTACTTATGATTTAGATATTAGGACAGCATATCGCGATGCAATGGATGGATTTGGCATCCCTGCTAAATGGACTCGAAGCGTTGAAGATGCTGATCAGCTAATTCAGCAGCAAGCTAAGCAAGAGCAGGCTCAAGCAGCAATTGAAGATGTACAGCAAGGGGCTAGTGTGATGCAAAACGTTGCAGCAGCGGCGCAGGCAGCGGAGGCTATTGGATGACGATACCACCGCCATATGAGCCCTATCCGTGGGCTGACAATCTCCCATTCGTTTATGCGCTTAAAGCACTTCACGAAGGAACCGCAACGGATGCCCAGCAGAAACTAATCACTAAGGAATTGATGACGCTAACCGGTTATTACGACCTAAGTTATCGACCGAATAGTGATAGAGACACGGCGTTTGCGGAGGGCAAGCGGCACATTGGTGCGTCCATCGTGAAGATAATTAACTTACCGGCTGCCGTGATTGAACAATCAAAGCAGAGAAAAAACAAAAAATAACCCGCTCCGGCGGGTTTTTTATTGAGGCTTACACATGAATCTCTTTATGAATCTATCCCCATTTCGCGGCTACTGTAATGAATTAAACGCTGAGGGTGGCGAGGGTGGTGGTGGCTCAGTAACTGAAGTGGCTGCTGATGCTACGCCACCAACCCCAACCGACGAAGCTGCACCCCAGCCAAGCACGTTAAACGCCACAGATAAAGCAGCTCCGGCAGTAGTGGCGGAATTCCCCGAAGACTGGCGCGACAAGTTAGCGGGTGATGACCAGAAATACCGCAAACAGTTAGAGCGCTATGCATCACCTCAAGCTCTAGCAAAGGCCCACAAAGAGTTACAGAGCAAAGTTAGCTCAGGTGAATTACTGAAAGCGGCGAAGTTGCCAGAAAACCCAACTCCAGAAGATCTGGCAGCGTGGCGCAAGGAGAATGACGTCCCAGAAAAGGCCGCTGATTACCTGAGCGGTATGCCATCTGGGGTCATTATTGGTGATGAAGATAAGGAGCGAGTTAACTCTTTTATCGAAACCATGCACGGCAAGAATGTTTCCAAAGATGTTGTTCAGGCAGCTATCGAGTGGAACCAGAACAAGATTGAAACAGAGCGGCAAGAGGTTTACGACCGCAATGCCGATCTGCAAGAACAGACAGAGGAAGCCCTGCGTGCGGAGTGGGGGCCAGAGTTCAAACGAAATATTAATCTGGTGAATGGCGTCATTGCTACGTTACCAGAGGCAGCTCGCGATGTATTTGCTGGGGCCAAAGCACTTGATGGTACCGCGTTATTCAACAACCCAGACATTATGCGTTGGATGGTTGACATGGCTCGCAAGGTTAATCCGGTTGGGACTGTAGTCACCGGCGCAACAAACATCAGCGCAGTAGATTCAGAACTTGAGCAGATTGAAAAGGTTATGAAAGATAACCGCTCTGCTTACAACAAAGACGCAAAAATGCAGGATCGCTACATGCAACTCCTGGAAGCAAAAGAGCGCTTCAACTCCTAATACCCAATCTTTTACACCAACGCGTAAAACGGCCCCATTCCCCAGTCAATCGGCCCCCATTCACTTGGGACACCCCACTATTGCCTGAAGAAAGGACACCCCGTCGGAGCGACATATAACCCGATGAGGAAATTAAAATGGCGAATACCGCTTTCCAAACGATGTACCGCAATGAGTTTATTGCTGGTTTTGAACAGAGCCAGTCATTAGTTCGACAGACTGTAACAACTGAAGGTGTCGTTAAGGGCAATCAGATTGTGTTCTTAGTGGCTGATTCTGGTGGCGCAGAGGCTGTCACTCGTGGCGTCAATGGCATGATCCCTGCTCGTGGCGACAACCTGAATCAACCGATTGCAACATTGGTTGAATGGCATGACTTGGTTCGCAAGACGAACTATAACGTTTTTGCAAGTCAAGGTGACCAGCGAGCAATTATGCAAGGCACCACCATGGCAGTGCTTAACCGCAAAATTGACCAAGACATCATTGGTGAATTGACAGCAGCAACGCAAACTACCGGTGCAACTGCCGTAATGTCACTGGCTTTAGCTATGAAAGCCAAAGTTATTCTTGGTAATAACGAGGTTCCGGCCGACAACCAGTTATTTGCATTGATCACCCCAGCTGCTGAAGCGTACCTGATGCAGACCAAAGAGTTTGGCTCTGTTGATTACGTGAATAACAAGCCGTTCACTGTATCTGATAGTTCCTTGAAGTCATTTACTTGGGCAGGTGTTAACTGGATCGTCCATCCAAACCTGCCAGGCAAAGGCACTAACGCCGAAACCTGCTTCCTTTACCACCGCAATGCAATTGGGCATGGCATGGACATCAAAGGTCTGCAAACTCCGGTCGGTTACGACGAAGAGCAAGATTATTCATGGGCACGCGCCACGGCGTACATGGGCGGCAAACTTTTGCAAAACAAAGGCGTTGTCAAAATCATCCATGATGGTTCTGCATTCGCATAACAGGAGATAAACATGGCTTATTCAACCACCAACCCACCCGCTTTGCTGCAAGACCGGATCATGGGCGGCGGAGCTATCTGGTCTTACATCTCAGCAGATGCACGAGCCGCAGTTATTGGGGCGGGTTACTTCACTAATGGCAAAAAGCTAGGCATGAAGCTTGGCGATGTTGTCAATGCAGTAGTTGATACCACGGGTGTGCTAACTGTCGCATCAGTAACCGCGGTCAATGCTTCAACTGGCGCAGTGACAATTACCGCCTTAGCTTAACTAATTTAACCAGGGGCAGAAATGCCCCTTCAAAAGGCTTATATGAAAATTTTACCAACGCTTATCAAGCCATCTGAGTATGTGCGAACAGTTTTCAGTGTCACAGCCAAACATGGACAAACTTTCGAAGACTTCAAAGATCCTGATTCATGGGCTCATGTATCTAATACGCTACGCAAATTCGACCGAGTAGAGATTGTTGCAGAAGATGGCTCTTTCTTTGCTGAAGGTATTGTTATCAAGGTCACTAAAGTATCTGCACACATCCATTTCTTTACATATGTGGAACTTAGCAAACGAACTGATAAGTCAATTGAAAAAGAGCAAGCATATACATGTGAGTTTGCAGGAAAACACAAGTGGAGAATCATCCGCACTTCTGACAAAGAGATTGTTGAACTCGGCATTGAGACAAAAGAGGATGCCCAGGCTAAAGCTGACAAGTTGAACAAATCAGGAGAGTGATATGTCGAACCAGCTCAATGTTTATAACGATGCGTTGCGGCTGGTAGGAGAGCGGCAACTTGTATCTCTAACTGAAAACAGGGAGCCGCGCAGATTGCTTGATGCGGTCTGGGATGGGGCCTTGAAGTATTGCCTTGAACAAGGGCAATGGAACTTTGCTATCCGCTCCGTGCGTGTCAATTACTCACCCTCAGTTGAACCACCTTTCGGTTATCGTCGGGCATTCAATAAGCCAGATGACTACGTGAGAACAGTGGCCTTTGCATCCGACCCATTCTTCAATAGCCCAATTATTCAATACACCGACGAGGCGGGGTTTTGGTTCTGCGACTTAGACGAGATATACATTCGCTATGTCTCAAACGACCAGTCATTCGGACTTGATTCATCGCTCTGGCCTGAAACATTTAGCAGCTTCGTGGCTGCCTATCTTGCTACGCAAATAGCACCGCGCCTTAAAAATGGCTCAGACAGGGAGTGGTTGGCGCGTGAGTACAAAATGGCGAAGACTGACGCACTCACAAAAGATGCAATTCAAGAGCCGACAAAAATATTCCCGACAGGCCGATGGGTTCTCTCACGTCATGGAGGGTCACAAAGAGATTCACGCAGATGAGGGCAGTATAAATGCCGAGCAATAACATACCGCTCCTGGCTTTCAACCGGGGCATCGTTTCTAAGCTAGCTTTAGCGCGTACCGATATTGATCGCATTGCCCTATCTGCTGAAGTTCAAACAAATTGGATGCCGAGAATACTTGGTTCAATGATGTTGCGCCCTGGAACTGGCTACATTGGGCAAACCAAAGGCAACAAGAAAGCTAAATATCTAAAGTTTATCTTTGCCACTAATGATAGTGCGCTGCTTGAGCTTACTGATTCTGTGATGCGTATTTGGGTAAATGACGGACTAGTGACAAGGCTTGCTGTATCCACCACGGTAGCCAACTCTGGATTCACATCTGATCTATCAGGATGGAATGATGTTGATGAGGCTGGCGCAGTATCACAATGGACGGCCGCCGGTGCTCAATTGCAAGGGACTGGGTTTAATTCTGCCATCATTCGTCAATCAGTCACCGTCTCTGGGTCGGATGCAAACAAACAGCACGCTATAAGGGTGAATATTGCAAGAGGTCCAGTAACGATAAGAGTCGGTTCATCTGCCGGTAGCGATAACTATGTAACTGAAACAAGCCTTGGCACAGGGGTTAACTCACTCACTTTTACCCCAACAGGCAATTTCTATATTCAGATATCAAATAGAACAGATTACCCGGTCATCGCTCGCTCTATCGCTATTGAGGCAGCAGGTGTTCTTGAACTTCCTACGCCATGGTCTGAGTCTGATTTGGGCATGATCCGTTATGACCAGAGCGGTGATGTCATCTTTGTAGCTTGCAGGGGTAAGCAGCAACGAAGAATTGAGCGCAGGGCCAATGGTTCGTGGTCTGTGGTGACATATGAATCAATGGACGGGCCATTTGGTATAGAAAACGTTTCGGGCGTCAGGTTAACCCCAAGTGGAATTTCAGGGGTAATAACTCTGGCCGCGTCAGCGCCAATATTCAGAGCAACTCACGTTGGGTCTTTATTCCGGCTGGAATCTAGCGGACAAACAGTAAATTCATTATTAGGTGGCGAGGGGCAATTCACTGATTACATCAAGGTGACTGGTATCGATGCATCTCGTAATGTCACTATTATTAAAACTCAGTCTGGTTCCGGCCCTTGGAATGGAACGCTAACTCTTCAGCGGTCAGTTAGTGAACCGGGCGCATGGGTCGATGTCACTACATATGACATGACGAATGGCACAATAACTTATAACGATAACCTTAATAATCAGATTATTTATTATCGTCTTGGATTCAAAACCGGCAACTGGACTAGCGGGAATATCAATGTCTCTCTTCAGTTTGCGGGTGGCAGTCGGACGGGAATAGTTAAAGTCATAGGGTTCAACTCTGACACGAATGTTAGCGCCGTTGTACTCAGTCAGCTCGGCGGGACAGGTTCTACAGATATTTGGTTCGAGGGGGATTGGTCAGATAAAAAAGGATGGCCCAGTGCTGTTGCTTTGTATGAAGGACGGCTGTGGTGGGCTGGCGGCGATAAGTTTTGGGGTAGCGTTTCAGATGCGTTCTCATCTTTTGATGATGAGACTGAGGGGGATTCTGGCCCGATATCAGGAACTATAGGTTCTGGGCCGGTTGACACAATTAACTGGCTTGTTCCGTTGCTGCGATTGATTGTTGGCACTGAGGGTGCGGAAGCGTCTCTCCGCTCATCATCATTTGACGAGCCATTAACACCGACCAACTTCGGCATTAAATACCCATCAACTCAGGGAAGTGACTCTGTTGCAGCCTTAAAAATCGATAGCGGTGCAATCTTTGTCCAACGTAGCGGAGCAAGAGTGTTTGAGTTGAATTACGACTCAAGTATTTATGACTACGCCAGCGCAGACATGATGAGTTTATGCCCTGAAATGGGACTGCCGTCTATCATCGCGATCGATGCTCAACGCCAACCTGATACTCGAATTCATTGCGTTCGTTCTGATGGCGCTGTAGCTGTTCAGGTTTTTGACCGAAACGAAAATGTGAAGTGCTGGGTGCTATTTGAGACTGATGGACTCGTTGAAGAAGTCGTTACATTGCCCGGCAAGATAGAGGATCAGGTCTATTACGTCGTTAATCGTAATGGTATTCGCTGCTTAGAAAAGTGGGCGCAAGAAGCCGAGTGCCGAGGCGGTCAGTTATCTAAACTTGCAGACTCATTTATATCCTACTCAGGCGCTCCAATCACTGAACTATCAGGGTTTAATCACCTCGAAGGCCGCTCCGTTGTGGCTTGGGCCGATGGGTTTGATATTGGTGAGCTAATAGTGACTGGCGGAAAGATTACTTTCGCATCTGGTAAAAGCAATGTTGCCGCCGGGCTTAGCTATACGGCTAAATTTAAAAGCACTAAATTGGCTTACTCAGCGGGCATGGGGACTGCGTTAACTCAGCGCAAGCGTGTTGAGCGTGTTGGATTGATCCTTGCTGACACGCACGCTCAGGGTATCCAATATGGGCCTGATTTTAACTATTTAGATGACATGCCTCGTGAAGAACGCGGTGAGTTTGTTGCTGATGGGAAAATTTGGGACGCATACGATAACGATGCTATTGAGTTCCCTGGCGATTGGGATACGGACTCACGTATCTGCATACAGGCGGCGGCACCTCGCCCAGCAACAATATTGGCTGCAATTATAGGGCTAACCACTCATGATAAATAACATCAGACATGCCAATGAGGATGACATACGGAATTGGTATGGGCGAATTCCTGCGACTATGCGCGCCATCGTGATGGAAGTTGATGATGACCCAAAAATGATATGCGGGGTGATACATCAATCTGATCACTACATGGCATTCATGGATATGAAAGATGATGCCCAGCAATACCCAGTAGCAATTATGAAAGCATCCCGCCTGGCTGTGAAAGAGATATTCTCAAAATATCACCAGCCCATACTCGCGATTGAAAGCGATAAGCATGAGTCAGCAAATAGATTCCTCAAACGAATGGGGTTTAATCCCATAAATAAAAAGGTAATGGTATGGGAAGCTTATTTGGCGTCATAACTCAAGGACTTGGATCTGTGCTCGGTGGTTTTGGTGCAATTAACCAAGGCAGGCAGCAGAAGAAGCAAGCTTATTCGGAAGCATCACAGCTAGACAGCCAGGCTAGCAACACTCGCGCCCAATCTCAACTCCAAGCAATGGAAGACCGGCGGCAGGCTCGGTTAGCTGAGTCTCGCGCTTTAGCTGTCGGGGGCGCGTCTGGAGCTGCCGCTGATTCAACATCCTTTGTTAAAAATATCTCTGATATGGAATCTCAGGGCGAACTGAATGCGCTTACATCTTTATGGGGTGGCAATCAGCAAGCCAGCCAACTAAACAACCAAGCAGCCGTTAGGCGCGCCGAAGGTGATGCTGCAAAAAAAGCGGGAACGATTAACGCCGTATCATCACTATTGCAAGCGGGCGGCTCGTTGTATGACCGCTATGGTGGAGGATCGCCCGCACCAAAGGCAGCAAAAATAAGTGCAGCTAAAGGCACAAGAAGCGTTTTCTAAGGATAAATAAATGGCTCGTATTCCCGATGCAAATGATATTGGCCGTCGCATCCCAGATGTGGCGCGCGGAGTTGCCAGCGCAGACGTAACGGCCCCATCCAGAGCACTGCAAGGATTAGGACAATCACTTGAGCGGGCTGGCGGCCAGATTCAGCAAAAGGAAGATCAGTTTAACTATGCTGAAGCGCAGTCTAACTTTCTAAAAAAGAAGCTTGATATTATGGCATCTTTTGATGGTGACAATGATTACCCCACTTTTGGTGACCGGTACAACGAACAAATCAGCAAGGCCAGAGAAGAATCCGCTGGATTGTTGGTTAGCAATTCAGATAAGCGACTATTTGAAATTGAGTCAAACAATGACATTGCTCGTGGTTATGACCAGGTTCGCGGGTTGGCGAGAAACAAAGAGGTTGATTTTGGGCGGGCCACTCTCGACCAGACAATCACATCAAATCGGGAAGCAGCAATCAGTGCTAAAGATGAGCCAACCCGAATGGGGCTTATCAACGCGACCAATGACGCAATAACTGGCGCTTATGGTCGTGGCTACATTTCAGCAGAGCAGGCCCAGCAAATAAAGCAGCGGTCAGCGGTAGACTATGCAACAGCATCAGTTTCATCGCTAACCCCACAAGAGCAAGTTAGCGCGCTAAAATCGGGTGCTGGCATTGCGGCTTTAATCCCATTAGACACCAGAAAGAAAATGCTGGATCAGGCTGCGTGGGATTCAGTTAACGAGCGTATTGGTAATGTAAAAATGTCGCTCATGAATCCAGAAGCTCTATCTGGTTTTAAAGTGGGCAATGCGATTAATTCGGATGATTTATTCTCTGCTGTGATTGGGCAGGAAAGTGGAGGGCGTCAATTTGGAAATGATGGTAAGCCACTTACATCAGGGAAAGGTGCAACCGGCATTGCTCAGGTTATGCCAGCTACCGGGCCAGAGGCCGCAGCATTAGCTGGTTTGCCGTGGGATCCTGTTCGCCACCAGAATGATGCTAATTATAACTCCTCCCTTGGCAAGGCGTATCTCAACCAGCAGCTTAAAAAGTACGGTGGTAATCCCGTTCTGGCGCTGGCTGCATATAATGCTGGGCCGGGTAAAGTTGATGAATGGATTAGCCGATTTGGTGATCCGCGTAAAGGGCAAATCACAGATGAGTCATTTGCTAATTCAATCCCTTATGCAGAAACACAGAACTATGTTTCATCGGTGCTGAGTAACGCCTCAAAATTAAGTGCTGCAAAATCAATTATAGATTCACCTGAGTTCTCTGATTTAGATGGGCTACAGAAAACCCGCGCGGTTGAACAGACTTATAACGTCATAGATACTGCCACTTCCGCGCAGCGATTTAATATTCAGCAACGAATGCAGAATGATGTTGCCAGGGTAAATTCTGGGAAGCCAGTAGAAACCCCTGTTACCATTTCTGACTTTACGTCAGCACAACAGCTTAACTCTACCCCTGCTGACCGTGCGCAAGCCTATCAGCAATTCAATCAATATCAGCAGACGCTGGCCCTACAACCTGCATATCAGACCGTTATCTCAAGCCCGGCAAGTATTGGCATGGAAACGGTTAATGGATTGATGCCTGCTACTAGTGACGCTGACTTTGCTTTCAAACAGCAGCGTTATGTCGCAGTTGCACAGAAGTACCAGCAAGTTATAGCCGCAAGGGAGAAAGATCCCGGCGGATGGATGGTGCAAAACATTCCGACGGTGAGTGAGGCATATCAGAATTACCAGAGCGACCCGTCAACAGGTGCTCAGTTAGCCCACCAGGTTCTAATGGAGAAGCAGCGCCTGGGCATTAAAAACAAAGATGTCATTCCTGACTCGCTTGTTAATGGCATTCTTCAGCAGATTGACAACAACAAGGAGCAAGATGTCGCTGCAATCCAGTCTCTTGGGCAGCAGTTCGGGCCATATTCACAGCAAGTCATGCAGCAGGTACAGAAGAAATCCGGGCCAGTGCTTCAAGTTGTAATGGCAACTAATAACCCGCGTGCCGCCAATGCTCTTTGGCAAAACCGTGATGTGAAGACAGCAGATTTACGTGGGTCTATCAATTCGGCGTCCAGTGGAGCGGCAGAAAGTGCCGATACTGAATGGGCGTCACAATCCAAAGACTTTTCAGCAACGATGGTTGGGCAGCCTGGCGGGGTTCCTGTTTGGAATAACTTTAATGACCAGGGCCGCAGGCTTACCTATCTCAATATGCAGAAAGGCATGAGCGCTTCGGATGCAGCTTCACAGGCCTATCAGGATATTTTAGGCAGTCAGTACCAGACTAAGGGAACTTGGCGACTACCGGTTGCCGTTAATGCTGACATGAGTGATGTATCGGACGGTGTAGACGCATTCATGAGCAAACTTAAACCAACAGACATCACACCTTTACTTGGCGATCCTCGCCTAAACAAAGAGGTTAACCAGCAGCAGAGTTTGAACCGTATCAAAGATAGCGCGGAATGGGTAACCAATGCAGATGAAACCGGTTTAATGCTCACTTTAAATGGGTTGATTGTTAGTGGTGCCGACGGAAACCCGGTCACAGCTAGCTTTGCTGATTTGGCTCAGTTGGGTTCGACCAATCGTGGCTACTTCAATCAGCTATCAAAAGAAGTGAATAAACCGAGAACTTATACACCGGGGCAGGCAGCTAAAGAATCTCAGGCTCGTAATGAGGAAACTGCGCGGCAACTTGGGCGACAAGGCACATCAGAAACGCCATCAATGGCTGAAGGTATGAGGGATACAAATGCCAATCTATACCAGCGATCCGGGACAGGGAATAAACCAACCAATTAGTAATGTTCCTTCCAGCCTTGGCGATGCATTGGAGGCTTCTTTTGATTCAGGGCTTAGGGAGGGGCCTTTGGTTTCAGCGATTCGCTATTCTGAAGCTGATAATCTGGCTAACGACCCAAACTCTGTGATTGTAAGCAAGGCTGAAGCTGATGCGAAACTACGAGAGCTAGGCGTTAAAAGCATTAATATTCCCGATTCGGGAGTAACAAAGTCCTACCTTGATCATGTCAGCGAATCACGGAAAGAGTCATTAGCGAAGCAACAGATAGCTCAATCTGCACCATCTGGGTTTATTAATATCCCACTTAACTTTATGGCAGGACTTGCTGGATCAATGGCTGATCCGGCAAACCTTGCTATTGGTTTGGTTCCGTTTGCTGGGCAGGCAAAGGCGGCGACAATGCTTGGCCGTGTGGGTGAGCGATTCGTCCAGGGTGCCGCTATGGGTGCTGCTCAAACAGCAGTAACAATCCCATTCACTGCTCAAGCGGCGGCGGCAGAAGGCGAAGATTACTCTATGGCTAATGCTATGGAGAATATCTTCATGGGCACAGTTGGCGGCGGGATTATGCACGCTGGCGGCGGAGTTATTGCTGATATGGTTAGGGGGCGCAGGACTCAAGCGGCGAGCGCTCCCATTGATGCTGTAGAACGTCCAGCAATGAATGCTGAATCATTTGTTACCCCTGAGGCCTCAAGGCCAGTGGCGCGCCAATTCAATGAAAATGGAACGACGCCAATCCTGAGCGAAACCATAGCCAGAGATATGGATAGTTACGCACACAGTAAGGCATATGATGATGTCATTCCTGACTACTTAACCCAACAAGAGGCCACGGCGGCGTTTCGTGTCGATGATATTGCTGGGTTGCAAAAGGAAATCATTGATACGAACCGGGCTATAGATGTTATTGACCAGTCATTGCCTGAGCGCACCTCCACATACCAACAGCAGAAAATGAAGTTTAAGGATGCCCGCAATCAAGCCATGAATGATATTGCCACTGAAAAAGAGGCTCTGCTATCAAGGCGTGGTGAGATTGAGGAATCATTATCATCTAACTCTAAATCAGAAGTGGCTCAAGGGGAAATCACTGCCGTTCGCCGCGGTGAAATACCCGACAATTTGAAAGCTGCAATAAGCAATCGAGCGGATGAAATCCGGCAATCTCTGCAACTGAACAACATCACTCAGGGCATTAAAAACGCCTCGCAGCGCATTGATGAGTCCCATTGGACGGTAAGAGAAAATGCTTTCCGTGCTGGGCTATCTCACATGATGCAAGGTAAAACGCCAGATTTAGAGCCGGTATTTAACCTGGGTGATCCTCAATTAAGGGATGCATCAATCGCTCAGATTCAGCAGGGGCCAAAAGCAGATGCGGATGTTTCGACAGTTAATGCCAGTCGTGATGCTGATGCGCACCTTGCCAGGGCGAATAGAGATAACGCTGACCTTGTTAATGCCCAAGAAGATTTCAATGCTGAAATGGAGTTAGCCACAAACATGGTTAACGATATTGACTCGCCTGAGTTAAGAGGGGCCATTGAAGTAGCAACCCGCGAAGCAAATGACGAAAGTATATTCAAAGGCCTTCAGGCCTATGCTACTTGCATGCTCAGGAGAATGTAATGGCTAACCAGTTTCTAACCGCGTGTGAGCAGGTAGTGAATAAGGCCGCCGGGCGAGAGCTTTCAGAAGGTGAAATGGAATCTCTTATTAACAACATGGAAACGACTGTTAAGCGTATTCGTGCTGAGAATGAGGGTATCTCACTGGAAGAAGCAGCACTACGGGCAGCCAATGAATTAGGCAACGAAGAAAAATTGGCGCGCGTCATTGAGGCCAGAAATAAGGCTATCAATACTCGCATTGCCGCCCAGCGACTAACCTTTATCCGTGATAGCTTCCCAGACCGCCCTGACATTGGGCTGTCAGCCATTCTGGTTGGACGCAATGAGGCGCGAACTGGCAGCCGGTCATCTGCCTCCAGTGAGCAATTTCAGCTCCGTTCTAAATATCTGTCAGGGCTGAATCACGATCTGGACAAAGAGGGATTAATTAAATTCCTCGCCAGCGGCAGCAATGACACTGAGATAGCTGATGCTATGTGGCGAATTGGCAAAGGCGAATCTACTGCTGGGATGACTAATGAGTCAGTGAAGATTGCTCAAATAATTACGAAGTGGCAGGAGTCGGCGCGAATTGATGCTAATCGGGCCGGTGCATGGGTTCGTAAAATGCCTGGGTACATTGCCCGACAGGGCCACGACATGATGAAGATCCGCGCCGCTGGCTTTGATGCGTGGCGAAATGCGATTCTGCCAAAGCTTGATATGTCCACCTTTGATGGTGTTACCGATCAGAATGCTTTCCTGCAAAACGTTTATGACGGATTAGCCTCTGGTGTTCATCTATCATCAGAAAAACCAGACTGGATGAAAGGGTTCAAGGGAAGTCAGAACGTCGCCAAGAAAGCCAGCCAAGAGCGTGTGCTTCATTTCGCAGATGGAGTTGCGTGGTCTGATTACAACAAGCAATTCGGTGTTGGTAGTCTGCGTGAAGCTATTTATGGTGGACTTGAAAGTTCTGCACGAAATACGGGCCTCATGCGAGTGCTTGGAACCAACCCAGAGAATATGCTTAATTACCTCGCCGATACCATCTCGGCAGATTTAAAAGGCAATGAGAAGGCGCTGAGGGCGTTCACTGACAGACGTCGGAGTAACATCAAGAATGAAATGAAAGAAGTGACCGGACAGACAAACATTCCTGGATCAACCACTTTAGCAAGATTTGGCTCTACCACTCGGGCAATCGACTCTACCATAAAACTTGGCGGGGCTATGATCTCGTCATTCAACGACCTTGCAAGTAATGCTCTGGAACTTCGATACCAGGGTAAAAACTTCATGTCTGCGCTGAGTGAATCACTTTCTGGCCGGTTAAAGCGCTTTAAAACCGACGAGCAGAAACAGATTTTAAGCTCCCTTGGTGTCTATGCTGATAGTATGCGTGATGAAATACTTCAGCGATTTTCAGGTGACGTCACACTCCCCGGCAAGGTTGCTAACTTACAGCGCCAATTCTTTAAAATGAATGGGCTGAGTTGGTGGACTGACGCATCTCGCAACACGACTGCAACGATGATATCTCACTGGCTTGCAGATAACTCTGCTACGCCACACGGAGCGCTAAACAGTAATCTTAAGCGTGCGTTAGACCTACATGGCATCGGTGATGCTGAATGGTCAGTCTATCGGTCAATGGATTTGAAAGGGTCGGAAGGCCGCAAGTTCATGACGCCTGATGGTATTGATTCAATACCTGATGAGATGATCGCCAAGTATGTTTCTGACAAAAACATCAAGGTTAATGAGCGAAGCATTGAGGCGGGGCGGGAAGAATTATCCGGTAAGTTGCGAGGCTATATTCTCGATCGCGTGATAGTCGCAATGACAGAGCCAGGCGCGCGAACACGAGCCATGATGAAGCAGGGTACGCAGCCAGGCACAGTGGAAGGGGAGTTACTCCGCTTCATTGGGCAATACAAATCATTTACAGCTTCATTCATGCAGCAAGCTCTGGGGCGGGAAGTATTCGGGCGCGGCTATACGCCTGTGCCGCTGGGAGAAAGCCGATGGGGCAATCTGCAAAGTGCCTTATTCAAAAGTGGTAAGGGTGAAATGCTTGGTCTGGCGCAGATGTTTTTATGGATGACCACATTCGGCTACCTGTCGATGCAGACTAAGCTGATGATCAAGGGGCAGACTCCGCGCCCAGCAGATAGCAAAACATTTCTGGCGGCGGCGGCGCAGGGTGGAGGGCTGGGGCTATTTGGCGATTTCTTATTTGGGGAAGTTAACCGGTTCGGTAGCGGCCCAATAACATCAATGGCAGGGCCAGTTGCTGGTAACCTCGATAGCATTATCACCTTATTCCAGAAAGCCCGTTCAGGTGATGCGAAAGCCGGTGATGCATTTAGATTTACCGTTGACCACACGCCATTCATTAACGTGTTCTGGGCAAGGCCAATTATGAATTATCTAATCCTAAACCAGATTCAGGAGTCATTGTCTCCAGGCTCACTACATAGATTTGAGCAAAATGTGAGGAAGAACCAAGGAAACGATTTCTTAATTCCTCCGTCGCAGTTTATGCTTGGGAGATAATATCCATTCAAACAGAAGTGTTTATGATTAGTAAAATATTAAGTATTTCCCTTTTAAGTTTATTTATCTCTGGGTGTGTCCACACCACTCCAATGCCAGTACAGGTGTCTCAGCCAGGTGATTCGATCATGACTTGCCAATCAATTGTCAGTGAAATGGAATTGATGTCAAATACAGTGAAAGAAAAAGATAGCGAACTGAACGGGCAGATAGCTAAAAATTCAGCCCTTGGGGTTACAGGGGCGTTCCTAATCGTTCCTCTGTTCTTCATGGATACCAGTGATGCTAAAACTGTGGAGGGTAAGGCCGCAAAGGATAGGTTTAATAAACTTAAACAACTCTATTCTGATAAAGAGTGTGCAACAGCCAAGAAATAATCCAACCAAGATTTAACACCACACTATAACCCAGCCACCGCGCTGGGTTTTTTATTGCCCTAAATAAATCACCGCAGATTTCCCCTGTGGGGATTCCTCACGTCTGGAGAAAAATAAATGCCAGCTACGCAAGAAGATCGGCTCTACGGTTTAACGACGAGTGTCGCACTAAAGCCAGCTGTAGCCATCTCGTCTGACTACCACATAACATTGTTTGGCGAGCAAACAATTACATCATCAACATTTACAGGGACTAGAACCGTAACAACAACAACGGGAATGCGAGTCCTTGTTATGGGACAAGATAACCCAATCGACAATGGTATCTGGGTTGCGTCTCCAGCCACATGGCGACGATCTCCTGACTTTGACGGCGCTCGTGATGTCGTTAATGGCACTATGGTATTTTCTATTTACGGTGACTGTTGGCAAGTTGAAGCTGAAGATCCGGTGAGAGTTGGCTATTCAGAAATCAATCTGCGCTCAACATTCCCATTTAATGGTGATGCTAGCATATTCCAGCGATCCCTCCGCATCCCTGAAACATATATACCTGAAATGCCGCCACTTGCAGAAATGGAAGGCAAGTTAGTTGCAATTTCTGGTGGCAGACCAATTGGGGTGTTACCTCAGAGTGGGAGCGCTTCTGATGTAATGATTGAACTGGCAAAGCCGACCGGGGCCGGATTAATCGGCGTTCAGCCGAGTGGCAATCTCCAACAACTATTCTTCCATGTTACGCCAGAACAATTCGGCGCAATCGGTGACGGCACTGTACATCCATTATCTGAGCGATACGCAACTCTTGCAGCGGCGCAAGCGGTGTATCCACATGTTACGTCATTGAGTCAGACGATTGACTGGGCGGCGTGTCAGGCGGCAGAGAATTATGCGAGAGGGGTGGCGATAGTAAAATGTCCAACATATGCAAAGTATCATTTTGGAAGCACTGATTACTTAGAGTTGGCAATAGATAGCAAATGGTATGGGACAAAACTAACGCAAACAGATAGACCATGCACAACAATGATCCGTACTGACCCAGTGGTATCTCCAGCCTTTGGTCAAGATTGTATTGTTAGGGTAAAAAATTCGGCGGCGGCCGGTAGCTCAGATGAGTTTGTTCGAGGAGTTATATTTGAAGGGTTTAGATTAACTCGTAACTTAGCGCGACGACCAAATGTGCGCGGCAAGAATAGTATAGGGTTACATCTAAATTTTGGCATGAAAGCCATCATTGATGTGACAATTAATGGCTGTGATTTCGGTCTACTGGGTTATGGCTGCTGGGGAAGTACAGGTATCGTTCGAATCGACTCATGTCACAAAGGTATTTATTTGGATGGGAACAGTTCAAATCCCGAACGTGCTGCGGGAGGGGCATTAACAAGTATTAACTGGCGTGTAGAGATCGATATAAGTGTATTCCCTATAACACTTAATTCATGTGGATATTCACAATTTACAGGTTTTTATGAAGGGCTAAGAGACTCATATACTGATTTCTATAAAAAAGATATTGAAACAGCTTGCGGAATAACATTAGGAAACTACTGTGGCAACGTTGATTTCACGCTGGGCATTGAAGCTTTCCAAGGAACACAGCTAGTTACGCAAACAGGTAATGACATCACCTTAAATAACTATTATTTAAACGATCTATCCTATAATAGTTCTTCTGGCCTTAATGGAGCCTTTGCACAGATTGATGGGCTAATGGGGAGGAGCACCCCTCAAATATCATCTGGGTCTCGCGCTGTTATTTTCACACATGGAGAAAATAACACCATAACAATCACTAATCCGGAATATTTTGGCGGAAACATTATCGATGACCCAAGCTATATTAGATATTTTTATAACCTAACTAATAGCAGCAGGATTTCAACAATTGGTGGTTATATTTCTCTAGCTCCGTTATTTGGTCTTACGCGTGCGAGATTTAACCTATTCCGCTCTTTGAATACACGAAATATATTAACTGATTACTTCCCGTCTGGATATACACCAACTGGTGCTGATGTAGCTACACATACGGTATGGCAGACCAAAGTTACCAGCGGTGGCGATGGTCGCGTAAATCTTGATGTACCCGCTGGATATAAGATATTAGACTTTACCGCCCATGTGATTGGCTCTACAACAAGCAGCCCAATGGTGTTAGGTGTGCTTTCATCTACAGAGACACAGATACAATTACAGTCTAATGCGGGCGGAGTTACCGTGCAGTATAAGCTAACGATACAAATAACTAAGTGATTTTTATAGTTAATAACTAACCACGCAATACACATAGGCCCCTATTAAAAGGGGCCTCTATTTTTCTATAGGTTTGTTTTAATAGGAGAGTTATATACCATAAGTTTTATACCGTGGTAGTTCAGTATTTCATCAGGAGTTCCCAGTTGTCTTTCAACGCCAAGGGCGCATAATTCGACGTCTTTGCATCTATCCCCAGAGTTTCCTTGACTGATAGCTATAAACTGCCTTTTTGGTTTCCCATTCATGATAAAATCTCTTGTATGCCAAAATTTCATAGTCTGGACTCTGGCATCCTTAAAATTAATCTCTCCAGTCTTATTGTGAAAATAAACAGGAGTTATATGTATGTCACCTTTCGATAGCCAATTAACACCCATAGTCATTCCCCAAAAACTTCCATATCCGTATTTTAAATTATTTGATTCAAGGAATTGTATATATTCTTCTACTGGGTTTTTCTTCATTCTCACACCTATGTCTGAGTTTGAATATGAGAATATAGATGTAAGTAAAGTCAAAAGTAGCGGTATTGCAAGTACTCTTCCTGATCTGAACCCCATTGCGATGGCGCAGATCATAAATACCATTGGGACAATATTTAAATAAAACCTTTGATGAGGTATCTGGTCTCCTATTATGGAAGATGAGTATATCCCCAGAATAGACATAAATGAAAATAAAGTTATGTATCTAGCATTCCCAACAACTTTAAAGCAAGTGTAGAACGCCCAAGTTACTGCTGCTATCCATACGAAAAATGTTAAATATGCAGCAAAAACACTACCAGAATATATTAGCGGCAATATTCTCGCCGTTAACAACACTGAAGTGTTTATATTTGATATCATTTGACCAAACGTTGTTATTGAAAACTCATGAACTGGTAGATTAAATATATGTTGAATTAAATTACTAGCTGCAACAACAAAGAATACCAAGTAAATAACAAGGTCTTTTTTTCTTTTTCCATCAATAATAATGGCTACGCAGTGAGTTATTATTAATGGCAGGAAAAATGAAGCAAGCAACCATGGATCTGAAGCGCTAGCCATTAATGCAACAACAGAACAAATGATAGGTATTATTATATTATTATTTTTAAGACTTAAAACATATAAAGCTAATACTATGAAACCGTATGCGTTTGTTGAGTTATGAGAAAATGGATGGGAAAGATATCCATGCTGATACAAATCAGGTGAAATAAATGTAAGACATATGATTACAATTACCCCTGCGATATTGCCTGAGTTTTTTCTAACAATGCCTGTTACAATTACATTTATAACAAATATAAATATAACACTAGATAACAAAAGTGGGATTACACCATCGTCACCCAGAGTGAAAAATAGAAGGAAATTTACTGGGTAAACAGTAAAGTACCAGTTATCAAATGTTGGCCTCCAATCTTGAAATGCTGAAAACCCTCTATCTAAAAATGCTCTCCAAACTATTGGGCTATTTGCAGCATCAGCATCTCCAGACCAAAGAACGCTATATCTGGAAGAGAAGAATAATGTTATGAGAAATGACATGAGTAATATCATAAACCAAGTTGACTTATGGTTTAATATATCTTTTAATTTCAT